TGAACTCACGCATACCGAAAGCGATTGTGGATTCAGCAGGAGCGGCGGCAACTTCGCCAACCCACTCTGCATCGGTTGCACGAGCAGTCATCTGCGGGAAGCCGAGGGACTGTGATGCACCGATTGTTCCGATGTTACGGGCGAGGGAACGGAATACCATTTCGGCATCGAGTTCCTTAATCAGTTCTTCTCTAAACTCCACGGGAGCAGAGAGATAACCAGCCTGACTATTAACGCCCAACTGGAAGGCAACAAAGTCGTTGTAGATTTTGATATCTTCTTTGTCACCCATAAGGGCTTTGTTGAAGAGTTCGGTAGCCTTGTTTGCATTGGGCTTTTCCTCTTTCGGCTCTTTCTCGCCGAGGGAGCGCTCTCTCTCCAACTGTCTTTCCTCACGCTCAATGCTTGCGGAAAGTTCATCGAACTTTGCTTCAAGGTTGCCAAAGGTTTCCTTGTCAGCGCCGTCCATTTCTTTGCCATCGTACTTATCCATCATGTCACGGATGGACTGGGTGACGTTGGCACGTTCCTGCTTCAGTTCGTAAAGTGTCATGGTTAATTCCTTTCGTAGATTTTTTTACGTATACGATTGAAGTCTCTTCGCTGTTCCTCTAATACGTCAGGGGCATCAGCAATTTCCTGTTCTTCAACAGGTGTTTCTATCACCTCAACAGGCTCGCTTTCGCCCCTGTTGTTAAGGTCTGTAACATAGGTGAATACGTACTCGCTTGTGGCGTTCGTTGTAATGTAAATATCCCGCGACTTATCATCATCTTCGATGAGGTTTTCGGGTACGTGATGGTAACGGTCAACCATCTTCTTATCAAGACAAGCCGCCATCGAAACGGGCGCTTCAACTGCCGTAGCAAAGCCTTTATCAAGAGCCTCGTACGCTGTGAACCATGTCTCGTTAGCCATCATGTCCTTGATTTCATCTTCCTCAAGCCCCGTTTTGTTAACGTAGGTCATGCGGAGGATTCCGTCTACTTTGTCGAGTTCATCAGCCATCTTACGCAGTTCGTCAGCGTTACCTGCGATACCTGCCCAAGCGTTGTGAATCATCATCATTGAGTTTTCGGGCATGATAATTTCATCTCCTGCCATCGCAATCAGAGACGCAATAGATGCCGCAAGTCCCTCAATATAAACCGTCTTGTGCGCTCTGTGACGGGCAAGCATATTGTAGATAGCAAAACCTGCGAACACGTCACCGCCACCGCTGTTGATGTGGATGTCGAGGTTGCTGATGTCGCCCATATTATCAAGGTCATCCTTGAACATGGACGGCGTTACCTCGTCACCCCACCATGAAACGTCAGAGATTTCACCGAACAGGTCAATCTGTCCGATGTTCTGCTCTACGCTCATGTTCCAAAACTTTTTACTCATTGTTGTCTCCTGTTCTGCGTGTAGTCGCAGATTTTGGCATATTCAGCCTTGCGCTCTCCAACGGCAACATATTGCCATTGATGAATACGACATCGCCGTCTTCGCCAAGACTGTTGTAGTCTTCCAACTCTCTGATTTCGTTAGCGGACAGCCAACCGTTCTGTCTCGCAGATGCGTAGAACGCAGTACGAGCGGCGGTATCACCACGGAGCAGGGAGTTGGTGTTGAATTTGAAGAAGTAATTTTTCTTTTCCCTCTGCGTTAGCAGGTCCTTACGTAACATCTGTTCGGTACGGACAGACATGGGGTTAACGAAGTCCCTAACGAACTCAAGCGACTGTTGCTCAATGTTAGAGAATGTAGCGTGTTCAAGGTCGAAGCAAAGATGCGGAGGAATCCCGAAAATACGGCAAATCTCGGACACCGCAAACTTACGGCTCTCAAGTAATTGCTGTCTTTCAAGGTCTGTATCCCAACGGTTCGCTTTTGCTCCTTGCTCAAGGAACAGCCACTTACCAGCGTTAGCCACCCCAGCGTAGTTCTTAAGAAAGTCATCTTTAAACCGCTCGTAAGCCTTGTCCGACATCGTGCCGGGGTACTCCACGAACCCGCCAGGGTTTACACCGCCGAACGCTTTGTCGGCGAATGTACTCATGTCACTTGCCAGTCCTAAAACCTTACCAGCAAGGAAAATCGGGTCTTCGGGGTAGAGTTCATTGGAGAAGCGGAAGTTAGGCTGATACATAAACTCGCCCTCGTGCAAGATTTCAAGCACGTCCTGCGCTTCACCGTCACCGTACACGTAGATGTAACGCTCACCGTTCTCAATGTTAACGGTTATGTTACTGCAACGGTTGGTCGGTATGTTCCACAACTCACTGATAAACCCGTTCCTGTCACGGACTATCTTTGCATAAGCACCTCTTGTCAACATTAGGTTGGCGAACCACATCTGCCAAAATTCCCACGCTGTCGTATGGGGGTTTGGCTGATAGTGTATAAGGTCGTATAGCCTGTGTTCGTCTGCTCTTTCCTTGCCTAATCCTTCAACCTTTCTATACATATGTAAGGGTAGGGTAGCCATAGTCTCGGAGCCTAACGCTACACACCTAAAAACCGCCGCTATCTGTAGGGCGGTCAGTTCGTCCGTAACCACGCCTTTGCCGCTTAAGTAGTTTGTCCAACCTGAATCATTCCAAACGGCAGGCATTGGGCTAACGCTGTCAAGAAGTTCCTTATACTTCTTTTCTGAAAGTATTTTCATATAACCCGCAGTCCTCGTGTCTCATATATGCTTGTTTGCGATTCCAGTTTAAGCGCTCCTGCCATAGCGTTAACCAACGCTACCATCGGGTCTATGCGCTCAATCGCCTTACTCTTCATGGGTTTCATGTTCTCGTTACCGTCAGTAGCGATACGAACGTTACCGAACGTCCAACGTCCTAACGGGTCGGCAAGATGTGTTATCTCTTCTGCACGGAATAGTCTCTCTAATTCCTGCATACCGACAGACATTCCTGCCATCGTCTGCGGTATTTCTATAAATCTGTCCTGTATATCTTCGGGTAGTAACTGCCTTAAGTATTCAATACGCCACTTATCACAGCAGAAATACTGAACGTTGTACTGTGAACATATCTGTTCAATCATTCGGGCTATGTAACCGTAGTCAACAACGTCTCCTGCGGTAGCGTTACACCAACCGTTGTCAACCCAAGACGAAAACGGGACCTTATCTCGCCGTTCTCGCTCTCTCATGTTCTCGGCAGGTATGAATGTCTCAAATTTAAACCGCCAATCGTCGTGAGAATCACGTGGCGGGAACAAAAGTGATAACGCCGTTAAGTCCGTAGTAGTGGAAAGGTCGATTCCAACGTAACAATCCTGTCCTAACAGGTCAGATTCGCCCCAATCGCCCACAGTTTTGTCCCAAAGGGACACAGGCATCCACCCAACGTTCTTCAAACTGACCCATTGATTGAGTCTTAACCACCTAAAATTTAGTTCTTCAGCCTCTGAATTTTGCGCCGACAACGCTTGTTGTCTGACACGCTCAACGTCTATCGTTTCGCCTAATGACGGATTGACTTTATACCAAAGGTCTTCGTCCCAAATATCGCCGTCAAAATCAGGCTCAACACCCCAAATTTTGCAGTACCAACGGGGGTCTTTTGTTTCTCCAGAGATGATTTTCCGTGCTTTTTCGTGGATTTCCCACCCAATACTGGTCCTATTCACGTCATTTCCAGCAGTAGTTATTACAAACCACAGCGGTTCCTCTCTCGCATCGCCTGCACCAGTGGTCATAACGTCCCAAAGGTCACGGTTAGGCTGTGCGTGCAACTCATCGAAGATGCAACACGAGATGTTAAGTCCGTGCTTTGTAAAAGCCTCTGCTGAAACGACTTTATATACTGAACCGCTGACTTTATCGGTCAACTGTTTCAATGAAGCCTGTGCTTTTGTCCTTTTTACAAGGGCAGGGGATTGCTTCATCATGTCGTGAGCAACGTCAAACACCAAAGAAGCCTGCGAACGGTCAGAAGCGCATGAGTAAATCTCTCCGTTAGCCTCTCCGTCACCATAAGTCATCAGCAACGCTATTGCCGCCGCCAATTCTGACTTGCCGTTCTTCTTCGGTATCTCTAAATAAACATATTGGTACTGTCTACGCCCGTTCTCGTCTACAGTACCAAACACGTCTTTAATAATTTCATACTGCCACGGCAGTAATTTAAACGGTACGCCAGCCCACTTGCCTTTTGTGTGCTTCAAATTTTGGATGAAGTCGATGGCGTACATAGCACGCTTATTGTCGAACATCAACCAAACTTTCCTTTCGCTAACAACGCAGACATTGGGTCGGCTTCAACTTCTTTCTTCGCCTGCGCCATCCCATATCTCGCACGCCCGACAGGGGATAAGGCTAACTGTTCGCCGTACTTGGCGATGTTAAGCCCCTCTCTGTCCATTATCTTTATCCACGGGTTTTCACGGCGTTCGCCCTTTTTGTCTGTATAATACAGTTCACCAGTCTGCCACTGTTTCTGCGCCTCAATAAAAATAGCCCTGCTCTCACAGTAAGCGGCTAACAGTCCTAAATCCAAATCGTTAAGGATGCTAACCTCTAACTGCCGATACAAGGCAACAAGGCGTTTCCATTCTTTTTTTGCCTCTTTAGACAGTTCCCTCGGAGGCTTAAGTTCATCAGTGCAACCTTTAGGTTCAGCGTTAGCACGGGCATCCAATTCTTCTTGGGTGTGCCGTGCTTTTTTATTGTCATAAACCCCGATGGGAACGGGCTTTCTTCCACCTGCCATTACAACTCCTACTTTCCGAAGTCGTAAGTACCTCTGATGGACTTATCTCCCTTAACGGAGTTGCAATGTATACAGGCTGGTTGATGATTTTTAGGGTCCCAAAACAGCGGGTCGTTACCACTTTTAGGCGGGATAATGTGGTCTACACATTCCGCATAAAGGGTACAACCCTCTAAATGTAGAGCGCAAAAGGTGTGTTCGGGCTGACTTAAGAACCATTTAGAGTAGTTACGCCAACGTGTGTTGTAACCCCTCTGATGAGCCGAACCACGCCTGTGTCCATCTTTGCGTTTCTTACGTGCTTCCTCTTCCGCTATTGCGTCCGCTTGGTGCAGTTCGCAATAACCGCTTTTAACTAAATTACGGCAACCCGTATGCTTACAAAATTTGAGCATAGACATAGTTGCCGCCTCTTTCGTTATGATTTCACGCTACTAATATATACCCAAAACGTTACCCCGTTTTCACTTATTTTAATATGTATTATAAATACCCTTTTTATAGTGTCTGACCCCCTCTTTTTCGTGTTAGAAAAGCGAAATTTTTTCGCGCAGAGG